TCCATCTCAACAGTACATGGATCAAAACAAAAGCCGTGGATCTTATACATTTTTTTTGCTAAATGATGTTTCATAGGACCACCGCAATTAGGGCATCTTAGTGGAATTCTTAAAGCTTTTTTTGCTGTATCTAGTTTAGTAATGTTTTGCTTTATCCCGTTTTTTATAGTCCACTGTCTACCTCCATCTTCCCAAATGTCTCCTTCAGCGTATTTTTTTATAGTCTTTTTGTAACCAGTTTGCTGTTTTGTTCCAGCGGTAAAGTCCTTATTAACCAGGTTACGTACTCTTTCTACATCTGATTTTTTGAACTCTTTCTTAAGTAGAGATTCATTACTCATATCCTAATTCTTTTAGTTTATTAATTACTGTAGTAACGTCTCCGTCTTTACATTTAATTGCAATTCCACCACTTGCTGTCCATTCGTCTATATTAGATGGTTTATCGTCTATTAATATACTATTTTCGTTTGCATATCTTTGCTTACTTTTAGAATATGCAAATATTACTTTAGGTTTTGGGGTTAGTTTATTTTTAACCCATATGTTCTTACCTAACCTGGAATTATTATCTCTTGAAGGAGATGTCAATAAATCAGGGTTATAAGGTGATATAAAGTTCCACAGCTTTTGACCTTGCGGCATCCAGTCCATTCCGGCCCAGAACTTAACTCCTACTTCTACATCTATCAAGTTCCAGAAAGCAGGTTGACCATTTGTCTTCTCATACTCTTTAGGACTCATTCCTGAGTAGTGTTCGAATCTAGATTCAAAATCAGTTAATACTCCATCCATATCACAGTATATTTTGTATGGTGGCTTTTCTTTTTCTTCCGGTAGAGGATGTGCCTCTAATAAATCTACTATACTATTGCTCATATCTTATTCCAATTTATTTCTTCTGATGTTGCTGCTAATTCATAGGGATGATTATCATACCTGTATCCCATATTATAATACCTAGTCATCCAACTTGGAGATTGTAGGTAATGTTGGTATTCGTGTATTAGAGTCTCAATAATGTGTTTTCTGCTAGTCATCTGTGGGTAGTAGAAGATAATTGAATTATCAATACGATCATATTCTGCATCAGGACATTCTTCTCCCAACTCTCCATCATCGTCTTCTCCTGCTAGTCTTGCGTAGATACTTTTTTCGTATTCTATGTAGGGAGTACATTCTGTGAATTTACTGTAACCGTACTTTTTAATTACCTTAGGTAATACTTCTTTAACTACTTCTTGTATTAATTGTATATCCATAACCGTTTTTATATACATAATATAAGAAAAATTCTTCAATAAGGCAACTAATTTTTAACAGAATCTTCCCAATTTCTAAAAGTTATATTTCCTTCTAGGTAAGCTTCTTTTTCTAGTTCCATTAAATTACTATCCTCATTTGTATTAGTAGTTCCTATTGCTCCTAGTCTACCTTCTAAATTTTGTTTATGATGTACCATTTCATGAGCAAAGGATCTCATTACATCCTTAGGGTGTCTACCTTGTACGTATAGTACAACTTCTTTTTTGTTAGGATCATAGTAGGCTGTTCTTCCGAAGAAGTTAGACGATTCTGCTATGTCCTTTTTTATTTTTACTTCTGGTAGAGGGGTTATTTTCATACCTTCATCTATCATATATTCAAGTATCGATCCCATAAAAGGAGTATAGTCGAATCCTACTCTCTGGTCTTCGTCTTTATTCTTTATTATAATATGGTCATGATGAAAACCTATTTCGTAATACTGATCTCCAATGCTGTTTCTTAATCTATTATAGAGTGTTACGAGTTTAGCTTTATCTGCTGATCTCATAACGCTTTTAGGAGCGATAGCTGTACCAGAAGAACCTTCTTTCTTTACTTCTTCTTCCTTAAACATTTCGTTTAACTTACTATCTAAGTCCTCTTGCATTATCTCTGCTATAATACTTGCTTTTAACATATTCATTATTTTTAGTATCTCATCTTTAGATAGTGCTTGAGGAAAAAAGTCCAGTACATCATCTAGATTACCTGAGAGTATAGCGCTTCTAAAATCTGTTGCTCTTACATTAGAATCCGTACCTGCTGGTATAACTAATCCTTCTACGTTATCTCTATTTTTAAATGTAGTAACCCTTTTTAGATCCGGGAGATCTTCTTGTGCTCTAATACCTGTAATAGCATAGAATTTTTCATTTGGATTAGCTTTTGCATAGTCTTTAGCAGCAAACATTGGGTTCTTTTCTCCATCCATTACGACTACTCCAGGAAGATACTTAGCGTATATGTTCCATACAGCCATTGATTCCTCCTTAGTTATTCCATTTCTTGTACCTCCTCCAATAAATACGTATACTTTATCTATCTTACCTAGCTCGTCACCTTTACCACTTAGTACGCTTATACCAGCATCAGCGTAGGAATCTATATCATATACCTTACCTCCATGGCTGCCGTTAAGAAGTCCTCTAACAACTTCAAAGTGTCCTCTATGTGGTGGCTTAAATGCTCCTGGGTATAATGCTATCATTTTAAAAATGCTTGTACTTTTTTATCTATCTCAGCTACATCTGAGTGTTTAAGTTCTTCTTGGAATTTCTTATCAACTACCATTCCTGCTATGTCGTTAAGAACTGCTTTTGCTTTATCCTTATCTCTTACGTTTCTATTTTGAATAGTATTTATTTTACTTTTCATTTTAACATCACCTGGTCCAGCTCCGTTTTTATCGTAAAATTTAATCCAGTATTTTTTAAGTTCTTTTGTCATAGAAATATTATTTCTATCGAACTCTATATTTGCCATTTCTTCTTCAAACCCTTTTATAGCCTCTTCTGATGGCAGTTCGTAATCAGATCTAAAAGATGATCCGAATGCTTCTTTACCTCCATTGGCTTCCATGTATCTTTCTAAATAATCAGATACTCCTTGAGTACCTTTTTCTGCAGACTTATTAAATTCTTCAACTTCTTTAGCATACTTGTTTTCTCTCATATTGATATATAAAGAAAAATTATCTCCTAAAGTCTCCTTATACCTTCCTAATAAGTTATATACGTTACTCCAAGTGGAGAAGACTGCTGCTTTTGGTACTCTTCTTTCTCTTGAAAAGTTATTTATAAAAGCTATCATTGGATGAGTATATACCATAACCATGTAGACATCATACCCTTTGTCTATTAATGCATCAATTTTAGAAGGATTAGATGCTGTAGTATCCCATACTAGTGATTTACCTAATTCCGATGCTGCTTCAACGTCCTTGTTTACTTGGCCTGCGGCTGCTCCTAGGTTGTTGTGAAACGGGTGTGCTGGGTCTTCTACGTACTTGTCTGGGTTGAACATTGGGAGTCCTGTTAGACCTAATTGTTTGATTAGGAATGATTTGCCTGCTCCTGCTCCTCCCGCCATTACTATTGCTTTTGGGGCGTTGGTAGACTCTAGGATTAGATCTGATAGTTTTATCATTGTTGTTAGTATTTACTGTTCTTCTCTTTTTTACTTTTACTTTTTTTGTTGATTGAATCATTGCAGCGTGTGCTCTTCCATTAGTATTTACTACTCCACTTCTTCTACCGCTATGATAAGTTACGTTAGTACCTCTATATCTATTATAATTAGGGTGGTAGTTTACTCTACCTCTATATCCATATAGGCTACTCCATCCGTAGTTGTTCCATCCATTATTACGGTACCTATTGTATCCCCATCCGTGATTGTTCCAGCCATAGTGTATACCGTATCCCCATCTATCATACCCGAATGGTGACCATCTATGAGGTTGGCCCCAAGAGTTCCATCCACTGTATCCCCATACCCAGTCGTTCCACATTTCGCTTCTGCTATAGTATGGGTTGTAAAAACTATACCTATTACCTAATATTCTACTATTCCAATCAAATGATCTAGGTTGTCTTAAAGCATATTGGGCAAAATCGTACCTAAAATTGAAATCTGTTCTCAGTAGCCTTTGAAGTTCAAACTCATTATCTATTACGGTTACTTCTGCATCTGATCCTTCTATAACGTAGATTGGATCATGATTTAGAGTACTTACTTGAAAAGAAGCACATCCCGTCAATAATGTTACTAGTACTAAAAATAACGATTTCTTCATATATTACAGTTTTAATGTTGTTGGGTAACTCTTATAAATAGGTTCCGTATTAGGGTTCTCTAATAGGTACAGCTTGTATATAGTCTTAAATAAGTCAAAATTATAATCTATTTCATCGATTATTTTTATTTGCCAACCCTTACCTTGGTATGCACCTTTCTTTTTAGAGGCAGATCTTGTACTTGATTTTAACCATATAATACCTGTCCTATCAATTTTTATACCTTTTGCTTCTTCGATTGCTTTTGCATAAGCAGCTAATTGTAAATTATACGAACGGTGTAAATTATTAGAAGTTTTTATATCTAATAACCATGTTTCTCCGTCCATCTTTACCAGTAAATCAGCGGTTCCTGCATATTTGAACTCATCGGAATATACAAACTCTTCTGCAGATATAAGTTCCGGTTTGTGAGTAGACCAGAAATCATAGAATTTTAGTATCATCTCCCATACTAGCTGTGAATACTTAGCACTGCCGTAATCATCCATCCAGTTTACCTCTTTACCTAATACTAAAGCTTCGGCTGCCTCATGTACTTGAGTTCCTTCCTTACCTGCTTTACGCATAATTAAGTCAGCATTATGTCCTACATCTTTTAACCAATTATCAAAGAACTTATTCTTAGGCATATACTGTAAGATTGTTGTCACTGAAGGGTAGAATTTTCCTTCGTCTCTTTTGTACACTCTTCTGTCTAAGAAATTAATCTGTTTTAATTTAGGTTTAAAATCTAATCTGTTCTTTGCATTCTCTTTAAGGATATTTGTACCTTGTCTAATCATAAATTTAGTTTTTGCATCATTATCTTAGTAAAGTCTAATTCAGCTGCGTTCTGTACTAGTTCGGTAAATTGTTTAAATCCCATTTCTGAGGGATCTTTACCTGATAGTTCAATTAAAAATACTCTAAAGCCAGCAGCTATTAGTTTTTCTGCTATTTCTAGTGCTTGTACTTGTGCATCAGTATCTAATGCGATGTATATGTCTGTTAATTTTCCTGTTAATATTCTCTTCCATAATGCTGGTGATAGGCTTTTTCCTAGTATAGGAACTGCGTTTCTACGTATAGACATAGCATCAAAAGCTCCTTCACATAGAATTATCGGTTGATCCCAGTTAATTAAATTCTCAAAAAATACTATATCTTTAGAAGCTTCTGGATTTTTGTATTTAAAATAAGCTCCTTCGTAAGTTCTTCCAACAAAATAATTGAGCCTATTGGACTCAGAATAGCTTGGGATAATAATTCGTCCTCCATAGTCTCCAGTTGTTGTGTATCCAATATTATATTTAATAAAATCATTGTGGCTAAGTCCTCGTTCATTTAAATACTTTCTAATTTTATTAGCTATTATCGATGTATTTGAAGCTGTTACTAATGATTGGAACTCTTTTGGTAGTTCTACAACATCATCATTTTTATATTCATACTTAATACCTTTTTTAACATACTTAAGTACTTCTTGTGCTTCGCTTTTTGGTAGTTTTAATTGCTTTACTAAAGAATATATGGATTGACCTCTAGATTTACATACCCAACATTCCCAGAAGTTCTTACCTTCTTCGTTAGTAACCATATTAATCTCAAGCTTGGGTTTACGGTGATTACAGAAAGGACAGTGAAAAGCGTAGTTATCTCTAGCTCGTTTTTGACTCTTACCTAGTATATTCTCTATTGACCCTAATAAAAAAGTATAATCCATACATAACAATTATTACATATAAGATAAGAAAAATAAATGTAATTACCAACTATACGTCAGTCATTTTTAATTTACCTGATTTTGGATGTACCATGAAGTTGTCAGGTCTTATATCCAATTCGTCTGGGTCTATCCCTAAATTTGTAGATTCTTTTTCTAAAGCTTCTATAAATTCATTAGAGACCTCTCCTTTATATTCACCCATAACCTCCATTGTAATAATACCTAATTTAGTATCCAACTTCTCTACATCGTAGATAAAGACAAAGTTGTTAGTTTTTTTTCCTTTAAGAATCTCGGCATGTTCTATTTCTACTTCATCTGTTGTAACTTTTACAGCTTTTCCGTTGAGTAGGTAGACTGAGCCATAATCTCCAGAACCTAGGTACTTACCTCCCTGGTCTTGTATTTTGTCTATTTCTCGACTAAAACCTGGATCATATTCTAGAGGACCCTCTAATATGATTTTAGATAATTTCATTATTCTGTTTCTAAGTTGAAATGAAAGTTAATTTTAGGATGGTAATCTCTTTCTCCAGGATCTGATTCAAAGAACCTATTAGCGCTCTGTATTTCATATCCTTTATTTTTTAAATGTAATTTAATACTATCAAATATATCTTCTGGTAAATCGTTTTTGATTATAAAGTCTACCATACCGAATCCTTTTCCTTTTAGTGGATCATCATCTTTTCTATCCTGGCTGTATTCTGCCATTCTTACATGAGGTTCAAATTCTCCGTATTTGCTTCTTAACTCCGATTGCAAAGAATTAGCTTGATTATCGTAGTTGCTTTCGTTTAGTATTATTTTAGTTAAATTTATCACAATTTTATTACTTTTAGTTTTAAGTCTCCTGTACCTTTAATTAATCGGTGGTATACTCCTCTTCTTATAAATAGACGTTTTAATGTCTCTGGTGTATTATTATCGTATTGGAACTTCCAATCTGTTTCTTGAAGAGGTTCTATTATACGGTCTTCATAGTCTCTATGCCATACTAGTTCTTTCTCATCTACATTATCTGTAAATGTTCTTACTTCTCCTTCTTCTATGTACGGTCTACCAGTATCCACTAAAGTTTCTTGATCCTCCTAATGACTTCCAGTAGCGTCCGATATTACATGCCCAGTACCCCGGTTTTGTTTTATCCTTCTTAGTTGCACATTTATGACGTGCTGCAAAGGATGATCTTGCTCCAGGTTCATCTATCTTAACATTTAATCCTGTTGTACCTCCAAAAGATACTTTTTGTACATTTCCTTTTTTATTTTTGACATAAACGTAGAATTTTTTAGAACCTCCTCGTTTAGGTTTATTAAGCGGTACTTCCTTACCTTGGTACTCTGCTTCGTTAAGAATAAACTTATCTACCCAAACATCATGAGTTATATTATAAAGTACTTTATCTGACATTCTATCTGTATATACTTTTATTACTGTATCTGATTGGCGGTTATGGTTGATATTCATGTCTTGCAACTTATCAATCATATCTTCATAGTTTCTAGGTGCTACTCCTAAAAGGGCATGTTTTCTATCATCTTCCCCACCTTCTTCATATGAACCTTCCTCCATTGGTAGATCTAAAGGTACCTTTTGTCCTTCGTATTGGCCGTATAAGCCAATATCTGTATCTTCTAGCAGTTGAGTATCTGCTTCATTGAGTTGAATATACCCGTCTCTCCAAGAGTCTCTTGCTTCTCTAAATAGTTGTATAAACTTATCGCTAGAGTAACGGTAGACATTCTCATGTAATGAGAGATCATTGTCTAAGTGGTACTGTAGAGTGGGTAGTCCTACTAAGTCTTTAATTTTTATCATCTGAAAAGTCTTTTCTATAAAATTTACCGAGGATATTGTCGTTTATATAGTTATTACGAGTTTCTAATACCTCTTTAATAAATAGGTGTTTTGTTTCAAAGTAAGTTAATTGCTTCTTATTCTTAACATACTTAATTATATCTCTCTTGAATTGTCTAACTTCTCCGTTCCTTACTAATTCTAGTATTTCTTTTTGAGAGCCATAGTATGTTTGCCAATCTGATTCTTTAATAACCTTCTTTTTAGCCGGAACTCTACCGCCAATTCCTTTAGCTTTTCGTTCTTCTCTTAGAGCTGCTAATTCTCTTTTACCTAATTTTTTATTTCTTTCAAAATAGAGCACTTTTTTTCCTATATATTTTTTACCTGTTGGTATATGTGTAACTTCGTATATAAATCCATAAGTTCCTTCAGGCATATTTTTTATACCGAGGACAGGTAATCCTTTATAATTCCAAGTTGGATCAGTCATTTGTTGTAAATTTTAGTTAATTAAATATAAGAAATAAATTAACGAATAGCAACTATGTCTATTGTAAAAATGGTATAGTTGTTGCATCAAGTGATTGCCAGTTTGTGCCGTTGTATACACATAACTTATTGAATGTAGTGTTGTAAACCATTAGTCCTGCTGGAGGAGATGGTATACCGTACATCTGCGCATGTGTAAGTCTTGGAAGTAAAA